CTCAAGTCTTCAGTTGTTGATAATGCGGTAGTAAAACCAGCTAAATCTGATATTCTAGACATTCTATTGCCTTTCTAGTTATTTATCTGCTGGTATATTTATTATCTCGCTCTGTCCCATGCACAGTGGGCACGTTGTCCATCAGCAAGGACATAATGAAAGAATATTTGATGATAATAATATTCTTTTTGTTTCCTGAATAAAAGAATATCTCTCTTTCTACGTCGTGGTGTTGGCATAGGATCACGCCAATGTGGTCGTTCACAACCTTTATAGATCATGCCATCGCCAGGTTTGAGAGTCACAGAACGATTTTCTCCATGGACATCAATTTCCTGTTTACTTTCATCAGTGAAGGTATCAGGAGTTTTGATCCAAATAGGCCAGTCAGCGTCCTTGTCTTCAAGATTAGTACTGATATGCACAGTTACTGAAATTTCACAGGCATCACGATCAGCGTGTCTTTTTAATTCTTGTCCAGGAAAATAAAACCTATCATAGTAGTAAGTATTATATAACTTACGTCCAATTTTTTCCTCTAGTTTAGCTTTGATACCAGAGTGAATCAAACGATATTGAGGGTGCCAATAACGTGCTAATGATCCTTCTACTTGCGCCTCATTAAGTTCGTGTGTGAATTGATGCATCTTTTTACCCCACCAATTCATCATTCCACGTTCTTCAGGAACTGGATAAAAAAGTTCTTCAGGATCCCAAAGATTTTTATAAACTAGATATCCATCCTTTTCAAACTGTTCATTGCGAGTCCAGGCAGTTCCCGTATTACATCTTTCTTGAAACTCAATCTGATCCATATTTACCTCACTTCCAACGGGGACCAACAGTCCAACCAACAATGGATTTACGGACTCCTTTTTTTACAGGTAACACTCTGTGCTGTGTGCGAGAGTCAAACAATATAATCGTTCCACGTTGACGAGGTGCAAAATATGAGTGTCCACCTTCATCAATAAACTGAACGTTACCTCCTTCATAGTCATCAGGATCAGATAGTTGCATTGCAAAAGAAAGTTTACGAACCGACTCACAATTTTCATTGACAAAATCTTGAACTTTTTCCTGTCCCGTGCCCCGGTTACCCTGACTAACTGGTTTGTACTGTGTAGAGAGTCCAGCATCATTATGCCATCCATAGAACTGACCTACACCATATCTCGTGTATTGCATTGATTCTGCATCAATATTTGTCAAATCATACAAGAAATTCTCACGATTTGCCCGCATGATATAGTGCCACATAAAACCACCAACCCAATGATGAGTGGGAATCCATGCATTTTGTGAATTCCGCTTATCTTTATTCAAAGCATCACCGTGCAGTTTAGAATCTGCCATCAGAGGATCGAAGTTCACCTCTAAATCTTTTTCAATGATATCTACGATTTCTTCAGGAAGGTTTGAGAAATACCAAAGCGATTGATACGCCATAATGAGTTATAGATCAGGTCAAAGTCTGTTGTATTTAGATCCCATTTTGCTTTTTATATTGTCAAAAAATCCATAGGATATTCTTTTTGAATCATATAATTCTAGGGATGGTTTAGATATATTTAAATTGAAAGAAATAATAATTTTCTTTGTGTCATCAAAAACAACTGGAGCACGATGAATGAAAAAACTTGGAAACAAGAGAAGATCACCACATTCAACATTCATCTTCTTCGCAATTTTATTATTATATGGATCTACAACTTCAGTTGGTGGTGATTTTTTAAGATCAAATTTGACATAATAAACTCCAGTAAAATTATCTCCGTGTATGTGCCATCCGTGATGATTACCTCTCAAATATTCTTGAAACCATATACAGTTTACTATAAAATCATCATACCATAAAAAATTTGCAATCTCTTTCAATTCTTTTTTTAAGTATGGAAGAAAGAATTGAACCCAAGGACGATCAAAGTCACTACTATTATAAAAATCCAGTTTATTGAAAGAATCTGGATAATAATTCTCGGTTACGGTAAGATTTTTTATTTCTTCGTGGTCACAAGTATCAAAATATTCAAGAAGTTTTGTGTTGACATTTTTATAATCCGGTAGTTTTTTAACAACCACTGGACAGTTAAACTTGTGTTTTTTAATCATCCCTTTTCCAGAGAAATTCTACAGGACATTTACCTTTTTGGTTTTTGAACATTTCCTGATCGTGTCCTATCCTTCCAATATAACTTTTAGCTTTAGTTCTCTTTTTAATATCCCTCAGAAGTTTTTCTGATGGTTCTTTTTTTACTAACTTATAATTATCATCTAAGTTTTTACTATAGAAACTTACTTGATATAAAGGGTCACCTCTTTTAATAACAATTGGTTTAGTGTAATCTACGACATCCATCGCAAAACTAAGTGATCTAGTCCAAGAGGAAAGATTAAACCAACCGTTCAAACATAAAATATTATTTTTGACCGCAGTTAGTGGATAGGGAGACTGTTCCATCCAAACATTTCTTTCATCAGTCCAAAATAAAAATTTTGGCATATTGAATTGTAGTGTAACTTTTTCTTTCCTACACCAGTTTTCAACATCAAATGTTGGCGATATCCAACGATCAAATCTGATCTGATTTAGATTTTCTGACTCAATAGAACCTTCACCAGACTCATCATCTGGGGGAGTCACTTTAAGTGTTATGTCAACAGGACATCTAACAATATAAGTTCTTTTCGCTTTATGAGCCCAGGCAGGACATTGATAATAAACAGACTTTTTATAGGCGTTTTGAAATAATGTTTCTGGTTCAAATCCAACAAAATCAAGTGCCAAACTAGAAGTTAAAATATCTTCCCATATGTCATATTGATGATAATTAATTTTAATGGTTTTTGACATAATTAATTTAAAATTAGTTGGTTAGTAAATTCACCAAAAGATCCTTTCAAAAAGATATTAAAGGATAAACAAAATCTATCAGATTTTGTATTATTAGTTGACACGGAGTGTGATAAGTGTGACGGAAATAAAAGCAGGGTATTTTCTTTTGGAGAAAAAAACCATTCCTTTGAATTAAAAGAATTGTATTCTACGACTTCTGGAGACAACGAACTGCTACAATATGTAGGAATCTCATTTGGATGATGGAATGTAATTTTTCCAGAATCTCCTTCAGGGACATTTAGATATAAAACACCAGAATAGAAGGAATTTTGATGCAAATGTCTTTGAGAAAAATTATTGGGTTTGTGTAAATTGATCCAAGAGTTTGGAAAATAGAAATCAAATCTTTTGAAATTTAATGTGGAAAATAGTAGATACTGGATATGACTTACTATTGTTTCCTTCAGATCAGAAAAGACTTCTAACTCTAAAATATTTTGATTATTGCTGCAGTACCCATTATGGGATGAATATGGGAAATAGTCAAGTGAGGATACTGTTTTCTTAACTGTTTCTAAATCATTACGTAATTGCGCTTTATAAATCGGCGTTGAGAAAAGAGGAAAAAGTTCCATATTATTTCTTCCTCAAAAAAGAGTTAAAGTTCCAGGTATTATTATATCCCCAAAAATCACAATAATAAGTATCAACCTCATACTTATCATTTTCAAGAAATTCTAGCATCTGTTGATATTTTTGCTCGTCAATAGTATCTTCAACAATTAAGTAATCATCCTTTGATAGAAATTGATCTATTTCTGTTAGTAACTCCATCACATTTTCGTGAGAATCTTCAACAACAAGTATTGGAGACTCTAAGTTACTCAGTAAATTTTTATTGTCTACGACAAATTTTTTGATGTCATAATTATCCAGACAATAAAAGTTTATATCATCATCTTGAGTTAATTTTACTTTATTCTCATCAATATCAAAGGTATGAATTTCACACTCAAAACCCAAAGATTTTGCCATGTCCTTCATCCAAAGAGATGAACCACCTTCATATGTTCCAAATTCAAGTATGGTCTTTGGTTTAACATCTTGCAACAACTGCAAATAAATTGAAAGTGTCATTGGATCTTTCATCAAAGTGAGATCTTTCCACTTAAACAAATTCCACTTCGTGTCTTTTATTTTATTTGCATACTCTGTAACAAAATTGTGAGAGAAATAAGAAATAATACTGAAGAAGTTTCTCTCTTTTATATTGAAAAATCTCATACAAATTCAAACCATCCTGTTGCAATATATTTTGTTTCTGTTTCACTAGGAAGTCCGTAATGTGGGTGTGTCCAATAAGGAGGCCAAATTAAAAATTTACCCGTTTCTGGTCTCACCTTTAGATCTTGATATCGAAAGTATGTTTCTCCTCCAGAGAGAACATCATTTAAGTATAGCATCCATACTAGCATTCTTTTTGATGTTTGCCCAGATGTTCCATGCACTTCACAATGTTCTTTATAAAATGCCATACCAGGCTCATATTTTCGTATATTATAATTCATACAAACTTGCCATCTTTCAAGTTTATCTAAAGAATCAAATTTGTTTTCGTAAATTGGAATATATTTTTTAAAACACTCCGTGATAATTTGCTCTGGCAAATCTTCCATAGTAAAGATACGACAAAAGTCTATTGACTTCTTGGTAGAAAAATCAATAGACTTTGTTTTGTTATCACCTATAGGAGAAACAACTCCTAAGGTATGACTGTTTTTATTAGACTCAAAAAAACTAATAATTTTACGACAATTATCTTCGGATACAGCATCCTCTTGGATACCAATAAATTCATTAAATTTCATAGTATAGAATAGATGTAGAAGTTATACTTTGAAGATAACTTTTATTCCTGTAGAACCGCCGTTTTGTTGTGAGGGGTTAGATGCATCAGGGTGAACATATCCCGATCCACCGCCACCGCCGGATCCAGAGTTGAAGTTATCTCCTCTATATCCACCAGCGCCTCCTCCGCCGCCGTAGTATCCTCCACCACCTGATGATCCACTAGATCCAGATGATCCACTAGATCCAGACGATCCAGAGGAACCACTGCTTGATCCACTGCTTGATCCACTGCTGCTACTGCTGCTGCTACTGGAACTGCTGCTGGAGGAAGAGGAACTACTGCTTGAAGAGGACGTGCTACTGGTACTACTGTAAGTGGTTGAGGTTGAGGGTGTTGTGCTAACCGTTGTTGTAGTATCTTCGACGATTGTTGCACCTGTGCTCGTACCGCCACCAGAACCTCCAGAGGAGATAAGTGCAGTAGAAGAACCACTACCAGATGCAGACCCAGTTGAAGCAGTGCTTTGACTGGGTTTTCTATAGTTTGTGATCCCGATGAACTCTTCAGCAAGAGTTGTTGGGGTCTTTTTGTTTCCGTCAACATCGATCTCACCGTGTGGTAGATATGCTGCGAGTTTCTTGAACTCTTTTACGAAGTCATTGACATAACCTTCACGAAGCAAGAAGATGTTTCTCTTCTTTTCATTCTCCGCTGCTTCCATCTCATAATACGTGACTGGTTTCCTAGAATCTGCCTTAGGAACTATAGTTCCATCAGGTCTGATGAATTGGAACGACTCATTCACAACAAGTCCTTCATCTAGAACCTTGATACCGTCTGTTGTTTTTATTTCATACGTTTCATAGTGACTGACCTTATCAACTGAACCATACTTGTTCATCACGTGACCATATAATTGCTCTCTTGTCATTGGCCAATCATCATATACATTGATGATGTTATTACAGAGAAGAACAACCCAGTCTAAACCAGGGTCACCATACAACACGTTAGCAATCTGATCAGGACGCTCACCTTCACCGATTTCATACTGCACAAATCCAAGCAGTGCACCTTGAAGATCATCTCTGATCTTGATGCGACGGAAGATATTCTTGGTCAGTTGGAAAGGGTGATTGCCATTGACCTGAGAACGATCTCTGATGTATACGTTGGGAAGATACTTAAAATAACTCATTTGATCATATCTCGTGTGATGAAGGCAGTTTCCTTCAGTGTAAGTGCCATTTCCATAGCAGCAGGACCATAATCATCCAGTTCGCTTTGCAATCCTTTCAAAGTATTCATCTGACCGTCGGGTGTGACGTTCATATTCAGTCCAGTGATCACCATCTTGGTTGGGAACTGCATAATCTCTCTGAGACGTGCACCTTTTCCACTGATCTCTTCAACTCTAGTTTCCCCAGAACCATTTGACTCGACACGAACAATCGAGCATCTAACATAGTCAGGGATGTTCAGGTATCTAGCACCACCGTATGACTCGGTGCCAGACTTCATAATTTTTTCCATAATGGAACCTTCTTCAACATTCCCCAACGGATCATAGTTACCAGCAGTACCACTGACTGATGGCAGCATTGCTTTTCTGAGTGCGTTGAAGATGTTGTAGCATTCTCTCGCTTCTTCTGGATTGCGAGGTGCCATCTTAAAGTTAAAACTGTGCTCTCTATAGTTCACACCACGGAAGGTGACTTCCTGGTACGGGTTGAACACTTTTTTATTGACAAGTGCGTTAATATCTTGTGCGCTGATGCTTCCTTCAAGACCAAGAGAACTGTTCACAGCACCAAGACCAGATGCAATGGCGTTCAAACCAAACTGAGGTTTGACACTTGCTGCAAACTGTTGGATGTTCTGAACTAGGTCTCCACCTTGCCCTGCTCCTTGTTCCGACAATGCTTTCAGAGCACCAACACCAGCGGGACCTAGAGTGGTCTCGTTATAGATGGTGTTATACGATTCTGAAAGATTATTGGGAAGATATAGATAAATAGTGAAACGAATCGGTTCACCTCTCGACCCTCCGTTGGGAGCATACATTCCACCAGGATTCTTTCCCATATATGTGTATGGATTACCAGCATTGCTAGAACTATCGTAGACCTGAATCTTCAGATAATCTACGACTCTAGTCTCTTCGGCATCCTGAACATCGATACCATCACGCGATGTGAATGGCATCTCAGGGAGAGCTCTTGGATATACAAGTGGGGCTATTGACATTGATGAAACAACAGAGATCTTATCAAGGTAGGTTTCAGCCAAGTTACCCTGGAAAGTATAAGGGGGATCCTACAAACATTATTTATAGATCTTTGTGGGAACGTAAACTGATGGTATGGTGTGACAGAAATGAATCAATTCTTGAGTGGGGTTCGGAAGAAATTGTCATTCCATACCGCAGTCCTGTTGATGGTAGGATTCACCGCTACTTTCCAGACTTTTATATACGAGCACGCACCAGGCAAGGAGGGATTGAGAAGTTCATTATCGAGGTTAAACCGAAAGCCCAGTGTGCGCCCCCCAAGAAACCAAAGCGGCAGACTAAAAGATACATAAATGAAGTGAAGACATACGCTGTCAATGATGCCAAATGGAAGGCAGCGAAAGAATTTTGTGATGACAGGAGGATGAAGTTCCTTATTCTCACAGAGAAAGAGCTCAAAGTATGAGTGCATTCACCGACATAAAATCATTAGCAAACAACAAGTCACAGAAACCATCGTGGTGGCGTAACCAGTTGTTCTTTTACTTGAGCTCTAACGTCAAGGGTGTTGACAGCGTGATGCCTGGAACAGCAGTGACATTCGGGTATCGTGCAGAGTACGGTGAGAAGATGCAGTTCTGGGACAAGTTCCCAATGGTGTATATCTATGGTGAAGATGCAACGCACTTCTGGGGTGCCAATGTACACTACCTACTACCTGAGTACAGGTTCACTGGGTTCAGCCCAGCAGCACCTGCTAAGACACTGCATAAATACTTGAGGAGCAATGTACTTACTCCGTTATATGGCATCGAAAACTCTGAGTGGCAAGATATTGGTTTAATTCCCTCGGAACAATTTGTAATGACATCTAACGGTAGAACGCTAGACATACCCCGCACGATAATTTACAAGCGACTCTAATGGGCGTCCCTAATTCATTCCTACAATTTCGTGATTTACTCTCGTCAGGTTCATTTGAACCATCGAAGGGTAATCTTTTTAGTGTGGAGATGGGTCTCCCTATAATGTTCCAATCCTCAGAGACAGTTCCAAACTTCAGAACTGACACTAGAGAGATGTATGAAGCGGTTAATTACCTGGCAGATTCTGTTGTCATCCCTTCCCGTAACGTGACCACAGGTGAGGTCAAGCAGATTGGAATGACTAGAACATATGGTACTGGTCAGACTGCAAATGAATTGTCTGTTTCATTCTTGCTGACTAAAAACAACTGGCATAGAAATTTCTTTGAGAAGTGGATGAATGCTATTGCGCCTGACAATGAAAACCGTGTGGCATTCTACGATCACTACACCACAGATATTACAGTAAGAAAGTGGGAAACTGGATCTAACATTGTTGCCAAGACCACAGTCGATGGAGAGCCTCAATACTCTAGACTGAATAAAGCAACTGGTGTGTATTGTTTTGCGAGAGCATTTCCTTTTAATATTAGTAACATCACGTACTCTAATGAAGCACAGTTGATGAAGATGGACGTGCAGTTTAAGTACGAACGTTATAGATTTACAACCAAAGTCAAGAGAAGGAACGAGTGGACATCCGACATCATTCTTGATGACTTCAATGCATCAACACAGATACTCTCCAGTGGTG